CCTATAAAATAGTCTAATATTTCATTGCCAGTTAAATCATGATTTGTTCCGGGTATTTTTATAATCTTAAATTGTAGAAAATGACCCCAATCTTTTTCTCCTCTTAAAGGAATTAGTTTTTCGATTATAGCTTTTTTTAATTTGAGAGATATAAGATTATTTGTTTTACGTTGTAAACTACACGTCTCGTCTGTATAAAATATATTGCGTCTGGCGCGATATTTATTATATTTAATAAAATTTTGTGTCACAAAATCTAAATGGTTTGTAACCCGTTCATTAACCATTTTATGGAGTCCTCGGCGGCTTAATAAATATGCAGCAGTGCTTCCACAAAAAAAATGTGTATGATATGTCCCATAAGTTGGAAACAGAGCATCGCTGTGTAATTGTATCAAATCCCAATTTTGATCTATTATTTCTACATTTTCAATTGTTTCTCTCAAAATGTCTACAAATTTGCTCTGAGTATTATATTCTCCCACTGGATAACAATCGTCTTCCATTATTAGGAAATATTGTATCTTATCGTTGCCACTCATTATCTCTTCCCTGTATAATTTTTCACATAATAGTATGTGTGACATACTACAGCCTATTGTGCTTTTTGGTGTGAAATGACGAGAGAAAAAGGTTAATTTTTCGGTGTATTTTTTGTGTTCATCGTCAATTGCATTAACTGCAGAAAACCGTTCTGGAGTTAATCCAACAGCTTGAAGATATGGCAATTGCTCGTTGTAGTTATTTATATATTTATCAAGATTTACAACGGATGTCCTAATTTTTTCTAGCATATATAGTTTATAAATTATAAATTATATATCTTTATTTTATATTTTTGTTTATATTTTTTGTTTATATTTTTGTTGCGTTTGTTATGTTTGTTACTATTTTCTCATTTTTTTTAATGTCATCTTAGAAGTTTTATCTTTAATAAATTTTGCCTTCTTTTTACACGAAAATCTACCAACTGTCAAGTTTTTCTTATTTAATACACTGCTCTTACAAATACCTATAGCACGATTTTCACTAATATCTTTTGGAGTTTTTACTTTTTTTATACATCTACATAATTTATCAGCTAAAACGTTTTCTGCCTTACGTTTAATAGAATTATAATTGTTACTATTATATTTTATATTATAATAGTCCAAAATTTTTATATAATCATCTTTCGTTAATTTCATAATTATAATATACATATAAAATATCTGGAATTCTCCTAAATAAAATATATATATTTATTAATAAGATGCCACGTGAAAAAGATAATTTTATTGTAGTTTTTGATATGGATGAAACATTAGGACATTTCTCTCAGTTACATGTTTTCTGGTCTATATTACAGGAATATTTCAACACCAATAGTTACTCATCCACTAATAAAGATTTTTATCGACTTATTGATACTTTTAATCTTTTCCTAAGACCAGAAATTATTACTATATTAAAATACTTAATTCAACAAAAAAAGGATAAACGATGTGATAAAATTATGATATACACTAATAACCAAGGTCCTAAATCATGGGCCGAATCTATAAAAGACTATTTTCACAATAAACTAGACTATGATATATTTGATCAGATAATAGGTGCATTCAAAGTAGGTGGGCGACAAATAGAAGTATGCAGAACATCGCATTACAAAAGTATTAAAGACCTCATTAATTGTACCAAGCTACCAGAGCAGACTAAAATACTTTTCATCGATGATCAACATCATCCTGAAATGGAGGGCAACCATGTAGTTTATCTACATATTAAACCATATATCTATAATTATAAATTTATAGACATGATTAATAGTTATTACACAGAAAATCATGATTTAATTGAAAGTCTCTCAGGAAGAACAAAATATTATACTTTTTTTAAAGAACGCTTAGGCAGATATAAAGATGTTAGTGAGACTAAGTCTCAACTAGAAGAAGAGATAGACATGATACTTAGTAAAAAAATTATTCAACATCTCTCAGATTTCTTTAAAACACGCAAAACTGATCGTACAAAAAAACGCAGAAAATATAAACTCAATATCTCCAGGAAAAAATACAAACCCTAATTATAATTTATTTATAAAAGTATTTAAAGGCTGTAGTGGCGTTTTATCCAATGTTTTTACTAGAAAATGTTCAACTATAGATATAATTGATGTAGTTAGCAGTAAGAATATACCCGAGGAAAATACTATTTTTTTATCAAATTCTGACATATATTTAGTATCTCTCGTAAAAGGATTAAACTTAATGATTAATATGAGAGATATGTATATTTTTATGAAATTTTTTAACATCTCTAAATACGCTGGAGCATAACTCGATATACCAAATAATATAAGAGCATACAATATATATGATCCATATATTGCATAATTATATATATCCTCATGTATTTTTGTCATATATATAGTAAGCATATAAGTTAAATTAATAATTATAAATTTTATAAACAAAAATTATAATTATTGTATGTTATCGATTATCTATCATTGATTATCTCTCATTGATTATCTCTCATAATATATGATGTCAAAATTTTTATTTATACATAATAATTTCTAAAACCATTTAACATGTTTCTTCGTGTTATTAAAAAATATATATATCTTACCTTAATTAAAAATGTGCAAAATTTACGAAAAAATATTTCGTAATTTTTTTGAATTTGGACATTTTTTTTATGTCCAATTTTATATATCTGAGAGAAATATATAAAAATATATGAAAAATGCACTTTTTTCAGATTTGTTATCACAGAGGTAACATTTTTAACATTTATTCACTAAAAATGTCCTTACCATAAAAATATTTTTATAAAAAAATAGAATTTAGGGGTTTTTATTGTAGTATATTATACTACATTATGTCGACTAAAAAACCCAATAAAACCCCAATTTTATTTAAATGTGAAAAATGTAACTTTAATACGTGTAATAAAAAAGATTTCAATAGACATTTATCTACATTAAAACATAAAATACTACAAAATACTACACAAATCTCCCCAAAAAATGAAAATTGTGATGTAAAAGTATATTTATGTGGTTGTGGGAAAAAATATAAACACCATTCCAGTTTGTGGACACATAAAAAAAAATGTAGTTTTTTTATTGAAAATTCATCCATAGATAAAAATATAAAGAATGAAAATGAAATCGCTATTTATAAAAATAGTGAAAATCGTAAAGATGTTAAAAATAATGAAGATAATGAAGAAAGAGAAGAATTGAGAGATTTAGTATGTAAATTAATTACGGAAAATAATGAAATTCGGAAATCTCTCATGAAAGAACATAGCGAATTGATAAAGGAAAATAAAATACTGAGAGATCAAATAAGTGAATTGATACCAAAAATAGGAAATAATAATAATACACATAATAATAAATTTAACATACAAGTATTCCTTAATGAAAAATGTAGAGATGCAGTAAATATGAGCGACTTTATAAAATCAATACAGGTTAGCCTACAACAACTGGATTTTACAAAAGAAAATGGATTAGCAGATGGACTTAGTAAAACAATTATAGATAATATGAATAAACTTAGTCTATATGAAAGACCATTACACTGTACGGATGTTAAAAGGGAGACACTCTACATAAAAGATGATGATGTATGGGAAAAGGATCAAACGCGAGAGAAAATAAAGAATGTCATAAAAACAGCATCATCAAAAAATTATAGTGCATTACAAGAATGGAGGGATGAAAATCCAGAATTTATGGATCATGAAGATAAAACAGATTATTTTACACAAACTATAATTACATTGGGAAATTCTTCAGAAACTGTCGATGATAAAATTATAAAAAATATATGTAAAGAAACTTATGTGAAAGAAATATCTAATTAAAAAACCATATATGTTTATGTTCTTTATTTTGAGACTTATAAAAAATCTTATTTTTTCATTGGTTATTTTTATTAGCATTTTCAGTAATAAAAATAATATATCTCAAAAATGTGTTTTTTTTTATTTTTAAACGTTTGGCAATTTTTTTGAAAATGGACATACAAAAAATGTCCAATTTTATATATTTGAGAGAATTATATAAAATTTTTTTGACAAATTGCATTTTTTAAGGTTTTAACATCATTTATCATGTAAAAAGTTGAAAAAAGTAGTGAAAAAGTCCCTTACCATCGAAAAAAATCGCCGAAAAATTAATAAAATAAAAATATTTAGATGTTTTTTTGTTAGCCATTTATACTAACAAAATGGCTAACATTTTACATCAAAATTTTGGCGAAATTTTTGTATGCAAAAGTTGTGACTTTAAATGCTGTAAAAAAGGCGATTTTACCCGTCATCTATCCACAGGAAAACACAAAAAAAACGAAATGGCTAACATTTTATCGTCACATTTTACATCAATTACATCAAACGATAAATTCGTCTGCGAATGTGGAAGAGAGTATAAACATCGTTCAAGTCTGTCTAAACATCGTTCAAAATGTCAATTTTTAGCGAAACACCAAGAAGATATCAGCATGAATATAGGTAATAATGGAATTGCAAAAGTTAATAAAAATCATAATATACAAGTCAATAATGAAGTAAATAATGAAGTAAATAAATATAAAACAGAGGATAGAGATGATATATCTAAAGATTTAATAGTAAAAGTATTAAAAGAGAACAGTGATATAAAAGAAATATTAGTAAAACAGTTTGAAACTATGCAAAATCAGCAACGTGCTCTTGAAAATCAACATCAGCAGTTACAAGAATTAATACCTAAAGTAGGAAATAACAATACAGTGAACAATGTAAAACAGAAATTCAATATTAATATATTTTTAAATGAGAAATGTAGAGATGCTATAAATATAGATGATTTCATAAAACAGATAAGTATATCTATGGATAATTTAGAGGTAACGCGAACTAAAGGTTTAAGTGAAGGTCTCTCTAATTTGCTAATTGAAAATATAAACAAATTAAGTGTATATGAAAGACCATTGCATTGTACAGATTCGAAGCGTGAAACACTCTATATCAAAGATAATGATGTTTGGGAAAAAGATGGTGATAAGTCAAAGATAAAATCAATACTAAAAGATCTAACACATATACAATATAAAAATGTCAAACAGTGGATAGATGCTAATCCTGATTATATGGATAATCCAGAAAAACAAGAATATTTTATTGATTTAGTAAGAAGGTGTTCAAGTAGTTTAGACGATA